ATGTCACCGATTAAACTTACCCTTCTGGGTTCAATGTTAGTCATCTCCTCCTCTGCCCTAGCCCAGAACGTAAACACTAAAGTCCTGAACAAATACCTCGCCCCATGGCAACCTGTCGAAATTACAGCTGAGAAAGAAGGTGTTTTAGTCGCCCTCCCGAGTCGCAGCATTACCCCTGAGATTTACGATTTAGTTATAAAAACTGGCGTCTGTAATTCAATATGGACTAAAGATGCTCCGTCTTCATATCTGGTCGGAGTAAAAAACCTGCATATCACTAATCAATTTAAAGCGACTGGCTACTCTCTTGAGACCCCACTTAATACATGTAAGGAAATGGGGGATCTATCACCAACTGATGCAAAAACACTGATGCTTTCAAAAACCCATTTGTTTACAGGCAGCCTCAAGTAACTACCACAAAACTGACAACCTGCTGCAAAAGCGGGTTGTTTTAGTTAATCTTCATTATCTGCTTCGTAATCAACATCTTTTAACCTCACCTCAAGCTCTAAGGTTGTCGTGAAGCCGCTATTACTGAGTGAGTGCATCACCTTAGTGATCGTCCATGCCTGCTCGTCGATGACGCGCTTGAAGCCTGACACCGTGACAGGTGTTTCCGGGTAAAGATCTGCGCGCCCCATCGCGAGGCTAATCGAAAACTCCGCCACCCCGCGTTGCAGTTTGTCCCATTTGGCCTGAGCCGCGCGCATCGCCTGCGTCTTGCTGGCGTAGATAGTGGTCAGGGCAAACACGTTATCCTCCTCACCGGCCATATACTCGCCCTCGCGCGCCTCCTTTTCTTTGGGTGTCTTCTTCTCTTTCACCGGCTTCGCTTTCGGATGCTGGAGGGCGCGCAGGTTCTGCGGTTTGGCCTTACGCCTGAGTTTGACCTGCTGCTTTTGTTCTTTCGGCTCTTTGGTGTGCAGCCATTTAGCAGTCACGCCGGTGTAAGCCCCACGGTCGGCAATGGCAAACTGGTGACGGTCACCGTCGCGGCGCTCGATGCTCATCTGCGCAATGGGTTTGCCGCTGGCGGTGACACCGGCACCCGCTTTGATGAACAGCAGTTTACCGGCCTTGACTGATACCTCCGCGCCGTTGCGCTCCGCCAGGCGGGTGAGAAATTTCGCGTCGGATTCCTGCGTCTGGTCGATATGCGGGATGGCAATCGCGGCAAACTGTGGCGCAACACTGGCCGTCAGTTTGTTGCGGCTGGCGATAGTGTTGAGCACTTCTCCGAGGGTGGTGTCGTGATAGGACGCCTCGCGGCGTGAGTTGAGTGTGCCACGAAAATCTGCACTGCGCGCCCGGATAGTCAGCGTGTCCGGTGCGCCCCGGTGTTCAATTTCATCGACCGTGAACTGACCTTTCCCCAGCAGCGCCGAACCCTGCCAGCCGAGGAACAGTGACAGCACCGCCCCGCGCACCGGTAACTCAATCAGGCCGTCAGTGTCATCGAGTTCAATGTCGAGCTGGTCAGCCTCAAAACCCCGGTTATCGGTCATGCTGAGGCTAATCAACCGGTCACTGATATTGCGAGTGATGTCCTGCTGATTGAGGGTGAGCATAAACGCCGGTGCCATGCTTGCCCCGGCATCGAGTGTCATTCCGGTCAGCATTAAAATAACCCTCCGATTTTACTCTGCACGTTCCCGACCAGACTTTCAGCCTGCCTTTCAATATCACCAAACATCGCCGTCAGCGACTCATCCACGCGCGTCAGGCTGACGGTAAAATCAATCTTCATGGCTGAGCCGTCGGCAAAAAATTCGCTGTGGGTTTCGCTGACTGAATTAATCACAAACATGCCGTAAATGGTGCCGCTGCCATCGAGCAGCGACCAGGCGCGCCCCTCATCCGCCATCAGGTTGAGTGCCAGCAGTGACAGCCTGCCGCCGGTGATTTCCGGCAACAGGCTTCCACTCAGGACAATTTTTTCCTCATTCACGCCGAGGAACTGCATCGCCGGTCGCAGGCCAACGCGGCTGTTCGACGGCCAGCGATAATCCACATCCCTTTGCAGGCTCTGGTAAGGCAGTGTCTGTAGCTGAAATACAAACATGCCGAGGGCAAGCATCATGGTGATACCTCCTTAGTCGTGCATCATGCTGGCACGCTGTTTCGCTCGTTTCTCGCGCTCGTATTTTTCCAGGCTGTCGCGCAGCTGGCGGTCAAGTTCACCGCCGTTCTGCACGCCACCGCCAATGGCGATGTGATATTCGTTGCGACTCTGGTCGGTGTAAGTTTTGCCACTGCTGGCCGTGACCGGCTGATAACCACCGGTACCGCTGGCATAAGCGTTGACCTTTTCGGCCTGCACACTGAGCTGACCGGACTCCTGGTTGATGAGGCCGAGCTTGTCGAGTACCCACTCGATACCGTCACGCAGGGCGGTAAACGGTGTCATCGCGAGCCGGAAAGCACCGGCCAGTGCCTGACCAAACGCCACGCCGGATTCCTTGCAACTGTCGAGCGTGTCCTTGCTGGCTTTCACCGGGGCAATCAGCTCTTTGAACCACTGCCAGACCCCCTGAACTTTCTGCCCGATAGCGTCAAACACCGGAGCCAGTGGCGCGAACATCTCAGCCACCGGCGCAAAGGCAGCCTTCAGTCCTTCCACCACACCACTGAAGAAGGCGCTCAGCGGCTCCCAGTATTTATAGATGAGCAGCGCACCCCCGGCGATGGCGGCACCGATGGCGACAATCGGCCAGCTGAGTGTGCCGAGCACCGTCATCATCGCACCACCGGCCACCGTAAACGCGGTGCCGAGCAGACTGGCCGCCGCAATCAGGGCATTGACTCCGGCAATCACCGGCCATGCCACCAGACCAATCGCCCCGACCAGACCCACAACCGCCAGCGCCACGCCCCCGACCTTGAGCAGGGTCTGCGCCAAACCTTTGTTCTGCACAATCCAGTGGTCAAGTTTCAGCACATATTTGGTGGTGGTCTGTGTCAACTGGCGCAGGGAAGATTCCTGCTGGTCAAACAGGTCAGTCCCCACCGCCTCATACGCCGACTGAAACTCTTTAAAGTCGCCGCCGAGGTTGTCCTGCATCACCTTCACCAGTTCGGCGGTTTTCCCGTCCGAGGCTTTAAAGGTGGCGGTGAGTTTATCGAGCTTACCGGTCATGGCGTCGGTCATCAGCACCGCCGCCGCCGAGCTGGCTTCCTCGCCAAAGATGACTTTCATGTACTCGGCACGCTGCGCCGTACCAAGCTTGCTTTTCTCAAAACTGCCCTGCATTTCTTTCAGGATGGTAAACAGCGGGCGCATGTTGCCCTTGCTGTCGGCGGTGCTGACTTTCAGCTCAGTGAGTGCCGTTTTCGCCTGGCCGACCGGTGCCTGCAAACGGCTGATGACCGCGCGGCTTCCGGTGCCTGCCATCGAGCCGGTGATTTTCGCATCGTGCAGCGCACCGGCCATCGCGGCGGTTTCTTCGATACTGATACCGGCATTTTTCGCCACCGGCGCGATATAGGTCAGGGCATCACTCAGCCCGTTAAAGTCGGCGGCGGTTTTGTTCATCGTGGTCGAAAGCACATCGCCAATGTGCGCGACCTTGTCGTCGGAAAGCTGGAACGCCGAGCGCATCCCCATCAGCAGCGCGGCGTTTTCTTCCATCGTGCGCTGGTTGGCGAGCGCCATATTCAGCGTGACCGGTGTCGCCGCCTGAATGGCCGCCGCATCCCCGCCGGATTTGGCGATAATAATCTGCGCACCGGCGGCATCATCTGCTGACGCTGCGGTGTTATCGCCGAGCTGGCGCGCCTGTTTACGCAGGGCTTCCATTTCCGGTGAGGTTTTTTCCACCCCGAGTACCGCCTGCAACTCGGAGTTTTTCTGCGCAAAGTCATAGCCTGGCTTGAGGATACCGACACTGGCGGCCACACCGGCGGTTGCCATGCCGACACCTGCCGCCCCGACCGCGCCCGCTGTTCCGGCCAACTCCTTACCAGCCTGATAACGGTTGTTGACGGCGTTGAGCCTGTCCTGCTGTCGACTGACCCGCGCCAGGGCTTCCCGCTGGCGATTAAGCTGCGAGGTGGTTTCGCTGAGCGAGTTTCTCAAACGGCGCTCGTCGGCTGACAGGGTGCGGGTGTTAATCCCCGCCTGTGCCAGCTCCTGCCGCTGGCGCTGGACCGACTGACGCAGCCCGTTATATTTGGTCTGCAATTCCGAAGCCGAACGCTTTGCGGCGTCCAGTGCCTGCGCCTGTGCACGCGTCGGGCTGGCGGTATTCCGGAACTGCACCGCCAGCGCGGCGGCTTCCTGTTTGGCTTTTGCCAGTGACTGACCGGTGACCGCGAGCTGCGAGCTGGTTTTACGAAAACCGTCAATACGCGATGCCTGGCCGTTTAAATCCTTGAGGGTTTTCTGCGTGTTGCGGATATCCCCCGCCAGCGCCTTGCTCGCCGTCTGGATGTGTTTAAACGGGCGCGTCGCCTGGTCAACGGCTTTAAGCAGCACTTCGATTCTGACGTTATTACTCATGAGAATTTCCGCTACGTTTTAGCGCCATCTCGCGCCAGCTGATGAGGTCGCTCAGGCTCAGGGCGTAGAGTTCTGATGGCGGCCAGTGGAAGATCACCGCAATATCCGCCATCAGGTCGTCGACCGATAAACCCGACGGGAAGCTTAAGCCGCCGAAGCCGGAGCCAAAAAACCGATCACCTTCGCGGCCAGCGTCATCATATCCGGCAACTCCAGTGCGGCAACATCCGACTCGGTCAGGCTCGGATAGGTCATGCGCGGCAGCACTTTAATCAGTGCGTTCACATCTGAGCTGGCGACATCAGCCAGACTCACCCCGCGCAGGGTGCCTGCGGTCGGCTTAATCAGGGTGACCGTTTCAATCACAATCTCACCGCGTTTAACCGGCTTCACCAGGGTCACAATGTTCGGGTTATCAGAGGTGTTCTTGTATTTTTTAGCGTTGCTCATGGGGTATATCTCCGGGAATTAAAAAAGGGTTAACCGGGCAGCAAACCTGACCGGCAATGGTATTAAGACAGGCCGATATTGCGGCGGCGCTGCTCAAGACGGTCGACGCCGTTCACTTTCTCAATCATGTTGAGGGTGTCGATTTCAATCAGCTCTTTACCGTTCATCGTCAGCTTGTAATAGGTGCACACCGTGGTGATTTTGGTTTCGGTGTCCTCACCCTGTTTGCTGTCGCCGCCGTCAAATTCTTTGTGACGGCCACGCACCACCACCTCGACGGCGGTTTCTTCTTCGGTGTCGTCGCGCTGGTAGGAGCCTGCAAAACGCAGCGGCACACTGGACGCCCCCGGCAGCGCGTACTGCGCCCAGAGTTCTTCATCCGGAAAACCGCCGAGCGTCCACTCAATCGTGAGTGCATCATCGTCGAGACCAAAATCCACCTGCGCGGCACCGTTCATGCCGCCGCCGCGATAATTTTCCAGCTTGCGGGTGAGCTTCGGCAGCGTCACCGAGGACACCACGCCCATATAGCTGAGGCCGTCGTTAAACAGGTTGAGTGATTTAAGCTTGCGGGGCATTGCCATGATTCAGCACTCCTTATCCGTTGACCGAGGCGATCAGGTTCACCAGATATTTATCGGTGATGCGCTGACGCAAAGTGAGGTTTTCCAGTGGTGGCACCGGCGTGTAGTCGTAATCGAGATAGAGTTTCCCGGCTTTGAGCGATTCCTTGTCGTTGGCGGTTTCGTCAAACCAGCAATCTGCATCGACGATGTAACCAGCGGTTTTCAGCTCGCGGAATTTGGCCTTGATGCCGTCAACAATGTCGCGGATGAGCACCGGTGTGATCGGCTTATCCACCGCCCACATATGCCCCTCGGCCATCGTGTCGGCGATCACCTGCGCGGTGCGGGTGTAGTTCTCAAACAGGAATAACGGGTCGTCAGAACAGGTGCGGTTACCCCAGAAGCGGAAACCATCTTTGCGGATAAGCGTTGTGACTCCTGCCTCATTGAGCAGGTCAGCATCGGTGCCGGAGGCCTGCAAATCCCAGAACACCGAAGCACTGATGCCGGTGACACCCTGCACCCCGACGTTAGACAGGGTTTTATGCCAGCCGATGGTCTGGTCGATAAAGGCACGCAAACCGAGTGCGCGCGCCGTGGCATACGCCGGAGCACTGGCGTTCTTCTCCGTATCCCAGGCGATAAAGTCCGGCCAGATAACCATCAGCTCACGCTGACTGAAATTGTCGCGGTACTTGATGGCGTCAGAAATCGTTTTGCAGTTCCACGCACTGACATAACCAAAGGCGCGCAGGCTGACGCACACCGATGCCAGCGCAACCGCCACTTCCTGCGAATCCAGCCCCGGCACGCCGAGAATGCGCGGTTTTACACCGGTGACGGCTGAAGCGGTCAGCAGTGCTTTAATGCCAGTGTATTTACCGTTCACATCGGTGCCACCAATGATATTGCTGATGGTCTGCGCGCGGGCGGCGTCCTCATCTTCGTCGTCACCTTCTTCGACGCGCACCACGATGGTTACCGGCTTGCACTGGTCGGCAATCGCCTGGAGGGAAGCAGCCAGCGTGCCTTTGGTTCCGGCCTTGCCGATAGCCGCCTGCACATTAGTAATTAACACCGGCTCATTAAGGGGAAAGGTCTGCGCGTCGGCATCGCTGGCGGTACACACCATACCGATGACCGCCGTCGAGACCGTGGAAATAACACGCGTGCCGTCATTGATTTCAATAACCTGCACGCCGTGGTGATAGTCAACCATCCGGGTCACTCCGTAGTTTTCAGAAGTGTCTATTTTCAGGTGTTGTGCCGTCAGCGTGCGAGCAATCAGCGCTCGCTCATATAAGGCACAACAAACCAGAAAACAGAGCAAAATCAACGGGAAAAATGTGACGGTAATTGATCGGCGAGAGCGATCAATTGGCGAGAATTGATCGTTTATATCCATTATCTATAACGGAATATTGCCGCTATCGTTTCCGGCATTAAGGGAGGCGACGCAATGCAATACGTTTTATGGGGAGTGGCGGCACTGGTCGTCTGGTTACTGGCAGGGTATTTCTGGTGTCTGTGGTTTGTCGATGATGAAGAAGATGAGTATCAGGAATGTCCGTATGACTAGCCCGCTTTGCGCGGGCTTTTTTGTGCCTGTTACTTTGTATCTGGCGCGACCGGCCAATCAATATCAGGCGCAAGCGTGGTGTCCACACGACTGACCATCACCCGGAAGCGTTTCCACTCGGTCAGCAGTGCGCTTTCTTCCCCGGTTGCCATACCCACATCAACCGCGTCCTGAAGTGGCGCGATCGCTTTAGTGGCCTGAATCAGCAGTTCGTTTTGGGTGATGCCCGCCAGTTCCTGCGGGGGTAACGTAAACGCTGTAATTTTCCCGTCTTTGAAAACATAGGGCTTGCTCCCGATATCAGCCTGGTAATCCGCAGCATTAATTTCGTAAACGCTCAGGCCTTCATGAAGCGTCAGGAAATTGGGATTCAGCGCACCGGTAGTGATAAAACCGTCTGGTGAAACCGCGATAAATGCCGTTTTACCTGTCCAGGTTTTATCACGCAGTGTGTACCAGTCTCGCCCCTTGTCATCTTCAAAATAGAGAAAGGGTAAGGCCATGCCTTTCTCAATCACCCGCTTTGAAATACGGATATTTTTAAACTGGATCATTACGCAATACTCCCGACCTGGCGCCAGCCACCATTAAATACCCGGACAACCAGCGCACGATAATATTTCCCCATCTGCCGACAATCTCCGAGATCGTGCCGGATATTCAGTCCTGTCATATAACACCCATCCGGGGTTTCCCAGACCTGCTCCATCGCATGACCAGGATTGGATAATGCCTGCCCGCCGCGTGCGACATCCATGATGTAACGACCATCGGACTGATTGACCACATCATTGACACGTCCATTGACCCAGTTTTGCACTTCACCTACACGCCCGTTGACCCATTCCTGAAAAGCGACACTTCGGCTACCTGCCTGGTTGAAATAAGAAATTCCACCCGATGCGAAATCAAACATCCATCGTGCCCACTGACCATTGTCCCCTGTGGCCGAAATAACCGGGCAGCCGAACCCATTGCCAGCCGGAATGTATTGACCAAACGAGGTAAAGGTAGGGAAACCGGTATTTTTTTGCACTCCTCCCGTCATCATGGGGCACCATGTATCGCCATTGCCGACATTTAAATACGAGGCATTAAAGGGTGAGTGGGTCTGGTTACCATATTCCGTATTCCATGCACCCGCCGCAGCCAGTCCGATATACTTCCCCTGGTTATTCAGGATTGCTCTGCCGCTTCTGCTTTGCAGCAGTAACTGATTATCGGCATCGTTGTAGAGTCTGATGTTAAAATCATCGGAGTCGTTTCTCAGATGGAAGTCGACAATCGCATTACCCCCCGTCAGCTCAATTGCCGGCGTCTGCAATCCGGAATTAGCCTGAAAATATCTGTCGAGTACAAACTTGCTGCTGTTCCACCAACCAATATTGGTATTGTCAGCACGAATAAACGTGCTCCCGTCACCATTTGCCAGGAATCCAGAGTCACTGTCGCCGATGTTAATCGCGCGCGCAGCGGTGAAGTCGCCATTAGCACTGAACCGGAAGCTGGCATCCCCCACAAACATTTGAACCTGATTAGCGCCAATGGAGAATGTGCCTCCGTTGACGAGCGCACGCCCGGGAGTGACATCCGCGCTTGAGGTCTGAGCGTCACACAAGGCGGCGGATTTCAGCCCGAGGTTTTCCCGCGCCTGTTCCTTGTTTTCCACATCAGAAAGGTTTTTGTCTTTCTGCAGGGCGTTAACAATACGCGCGTCGTCACCCGCCGCCACCGTTCCCGCCGTGGTGCCGGTATCCATCACCGCCGCATCTTTCAGCCCGAGATGCTGGCGAGCCTGACCAGCATCAGGTAAATCCGACAGGTTGTTTTCTTTGAGCAAGCGGCTGTCGGCATTTTTGTTCGCCTTATCGCCCATATCAAATGCGGCTTTCACCGCTTTCGGCGTGGCGGCCAGCACCTCGCTGTCGCTGTCGGTCGCACTGCTCAGTTGGGTAAAACCCTTAGCCTCCAGCGTGGCATCAGGATGTCGGCGTGAGCGCTCATGCTCCGCGAGTTGATTATCAACGTAGTCCTGGGTCGCCATCACCGTGGTGGTGTCGATGGTCAGGTCAACCGACTCAATGGCACTGACCATAATCACCATGCGCACGGTTTGCGCACGACCGGAACCCTCAGCCAGCTCCGGCTTGTAGCTTTCGGCCATATTGGCAATGGCGATGAGTGTGCCATCAGCATCAAACAAGCCCATTTCCCGCATCCAGAATCCGCCCCGTTCCGGCGGAATAACCAGCTCGGCCACCACGTAATTATCGTGATTGACATCGATGCTGATTTTATTCAGTGCTGCACGCCATTTTTCACGGATGAGGGCTGTCTGGCTGACATCCGGCTCAGGTAGCGTGCCGCCTCCATCCCCGACAGCCATGTGCGTGAGGCTAATCAGTGTGCCACCTGCGGTGGCAGCAGCAAGCTTTGCCGCCCCGGCGGTAGTAACGAGTGTTTTATATTTCACAGTCATAATGGTCTCTTTATCCGGGGTACACGGTAATAATGTCGCCGTCATAGCTCAGGCCACCGACGTAAAATTCGCCCCTGACATCCTGGGTAATATTCAGGCCAGTCAGATGACGGCTGGCGGCTTTTGCATCAGCAATCAGGCGCTCCATTTCAAGATACATTTCCTCGGTAATGCCGCTTTCCAGCACACCAATATCCAGCCGAAACGTGCCAGGTATATCGTTGCTTTGCCACCACTCGGTGACATTAATCAGATAGCCGAGCGGCTCCACCACACGGCGGATAGCGCCGATGGTGCCTTTGTGTTTGTGAATGTATTTGGCGGTCTGGATAACGTTGCGTTTGGCTTCTTCCGTCCAGTTCTCATCCCAGCGATCAACCGAAAACGCCCACGCCAGATACGGCAGCAGCGGCGCGGGGCATTCCAGCGGGTTCCAGAGCTGGCGCAGCGGCACCGGTACGCGCGTCAGTTCGGCACAGGCTTTTTCGGCGGCCAGCTCCAGCTCAGAGGAGCCAACCGGCAGCAGCCGGACGTTATTCATCAGCACCCCCGATAACGATTTGATAATCAGCACAGTACGAGGCCTGAGTGTCATCGAGCACGATGTCGACCAGCGGTTTAGCCAGCTCGACGCGCTGCACACCCTCCACATGTAAAGCGGCATAAATGGCCGACTTGCGAATATCGCGCCCGAGGCGGTGCTGCGCGCTGATATAGGTTTTCAGTTTGGCCTCGGCAGCCTGCCTCACCGGCTCCAGTTCGGGTCCAGGGTAAAGGTAAAGTGTCGCGTCAATTTCATAGTCGACAATGACCGCCGACTGCACCGTCACACGGTCAGCCACCGGGCGCACGTTCTCATCATTCAGGGCAAGGCTGACAATGTTCACCAGCTCATCACTGGCGGTGCCGTTCCCTTCACGCGAGAGCACGGAAATCGTTACGCAGGCCGGTGACGGGCTGATCACCGACACATCCGCGACCCGCCCGTCGGCACTGCGGCCATGAAACTGATACGCCCCGACCGGCCCCGCCACGCTTAACCCTTCAAAGGACTGCTGAATACGCAGACGGAAATCACTGTCCGACTCCATCACCGCCGCCACCGGTGGGATGGCCGTGTCATCGGCGGGTGTAATGACAAGGCGCGTGACGTTATTGTTTGCGCCGAGCACATCGAGGTCGTTTGCCCTGGAAAATGCCAGCATCACCGCCAGCGCCGACTCGTTAACCCGCTGGCGTAACAACAGCTCACGATACGCGTTCTCCTCCAGCAGCTTGACGATGGGGTCGGATTCCAGCGCCAGCACCCGCGCAACGGCTTCCTGCTCCTCTTCCGGATACAGGGAAATCAGCGTCGCTTTACGCTCAGCCAGCAGGGTTTCATAGTCCAGTACCTCGACCACATCCGGCGGCGGTAACTGGCTCAGGTCAATGGTTGCCATAATCTCAGCTCAGGGGAATGGTTAAAGAAAAAGGCGCGCCGCCGCTTCCGGTACGCGTGCCGGTAATATCGACAAACAGCTCGCCAGCTTTGGTGCTCTCAAAGGTGATAGCGGTCAGCCTGACGCGGGGTTCCCATTTCAGGATGGCGATGTAGCAGGCCGACATAATTTGCAGGCGCAGTGCGGGGTTATCAGGCTGGTCAATCAGTGCTGATAACAGCGAGCCGTAATCGCGGCGCATCACGCGTGAGCCAATGGGGGTGATAAGAATGTCGCGCACGCTTTGACTGATATGTCCGGAATCGGACAAACTCAGGCCGGTGGCACGATCCATGCCGAGATAACGAGCCGTCACAGGATACCCTCCGTCAGACTTCCGCCACGCTGCACTCCACCGTGGTCGTGGTCATCAACCTGCACGCCGTTGGATTTAAACGTGCCGCCGCTGTGCTCGATATTGCCGCTCATGCTGCCGCCCTGTTTCACTTCCAGCGTGCCGGTGGTGAGCTTGTTCGTGCAGACCACTTCCGGTGTATCGAGGGTGATTTTCTGGCTGGCTTTGACGGTCACAAGCGGCACTGTGACGACCACAGATTCAGACGCCGTAACCATGGCGGTTTTAATACCCGAAACAGTCAGTGCACCGGTCTCCGGTTCGTATTCGAGAATTGCACCATCAGGGAAAGAAACGTGTAGCGCGTCGGCGGAGACTGACGGCGCGGGGTTATCATCGGAGTAGATGCCAGGCAGAACGAAAGCGGTGTCCAGCTCGCCGCCCATCGCCAGCACTAACACCTGCTCGCCGACAGACGGTGCCCACCATGTACGTGAGCGACCAGCGCGGGGTGTCAGCCAGTGCAACCAGTCGGTGATGATACCGCCGGTTTCAACCCGGCATAATGCCCGCACGGTGTCGACATCGGTCACGACGCCGGTGCGGATAAGGTTGCGCAGCAGGCGCGCGAGATCCTGGAGTGATGAGAGAGTATTCATGAGGGAAAGGATGCCGCCTGTACGGGCGAGCAGCAACGCAAGAGCGTTATCTGATTGATAGCACAACCAGACCAGGATGTAATCTTACTGAAGCTGTAAAACCGTCCAGCTTATATGTTAGTCGCAACTTATTGCGAAATATCCATTTAGTCTATTTCAAGCTTGATTTAATTATGTCTGCAGCAACGCTAACCCCAATTTTGGTGGCTACATCCAAACACCAACTCGCAGCCCCCTTGAGGCGGCCAAGAATTTTACTTATATCACCAGTTCCCTCCCTAGCGGCTTCCTCTGCTTCAGCTAAAACACCAAGTGCAATGTCATGCTCGGGAAGTGAATCATCCCTTAATGCTAACTCTCGTCTCAGCTCCCTACGAAGTTCAGATAACTGGCTTGCCAGCACAACCAGATCTATAGATTCGCGTGTAGTAATTTCGGTATCTCGTCGATTTGAAATGTCTTGAGCGGTTGAGTGAATAAGCACAACATTCCCTTCTCCTACGTTATACTTATCGCCCATATGCACCTCATCAGAATAGATGGTAAGCAAAGACTGAAAATAGTTTTTTGATATTTCCAACCCACGCTTATATGCTTTTAACCAGCCAAAATCATCGTTACGAATTGTGTTGGAAAGTGCAAATGATGAGGGTGCTATCCACTCGCTTTCTTCAGGTATCTCACCTTTAATATCGAAAACAATATTCTTCAGTAATGTCTCAAAATTTTCTAATTCGCGTTGATGATACTGAGCCTCTTCAGGTAAAGGGCGACCCGCAGCATCCGCTGCAAGCATACGTTTGGCACGTTCGATCAGTTGCACATGCTGTGCTATTGCTATGAGTACTCGTTGTTTGCTCATTGTTAACCTCGACAACTAATGCCAAACAAATGCAGTTCATTAAAAAAACACAGAATTAATACGAAAATTAGTAAATTGATTTGGGAGAAATAAATTACTTGGTTGGTGTTATTGATAGCTTAGGACTATTTGTAAGTATAAATACATCAACGTAATGCAAAGTATTAATTTAGTATTAGTAAAAGACTGTAGCTAAACCTTTGCAAGATGACTGATAATTATATCCTCGACTAATTGTCGCTCGTCTTGATTAACTCCCAACAATGGCCGTGCCTCATACTGCACACCCTCACTATACCGGTTTGGCTTATCCCTTAACCCCTCCTGATGCACACGCGCCATGCGCTGCACGCGTCCGGTAAATTCCACCACCGCAGCCTCGTTAGAGCCTTTCGCCTTCATATACCGGTTGGTGCGTAGTTTGGTAAACATCTCACGTTTCACCCGGCCTTTTTTACCTTTCACCGGCTGGCGTTTACGGGCGGCATACGGCGTGCCGTCCGGGGCTTGTTGACGTTTGATGCGCTGTTGTTGCGAGGTTCTGAGCTGTTTCGCAATCTCAGCCGACATCCTGCGGCGCGCAGCCGGTGACAGGCTGGCAATCAGACCGGCGAGCTTATCTTCAAAGGGTTTGAATTCATTCATGCCACTGACTCACCAGTTCGCCGTGCACATAGAGTTCCATCGGGCGGGTGACATTGTCCGGCAAGGGTGGCTCGGCGGCGTGCTTCACGTGCAGCGTTTCCCCTTCCTGCCTGACCAGCGTGCGCTCAGTCAGCAACAGGCTGATACTCACGTCAACACTTTCGTCGTCGTTAATATCGGCGATATACGTGAAGCCTTTTTTGCGCCCTTCATCGGTGGTCATGATGTCGGGCTGATGTTCCCGCAGCCAGGCATTGACCGGCACGATAAGGTAATCCAGATCGCCGTGATAATCGGTGACCACGATGTTGAGCGTGTACTGATTTTCAAACGACAGCGAGGTCGCAAGGGTCGCGGCAATTTTCCCGCTGTCGATAAAAATGCGCAGCATATCCGGGTTATTTCTCAGCACCGGTGCGGCGTCACAGAGCGCTTTGCGCAGGCTGGCGGGCTTGAGCATCGAGTTCGTCCTGGCAGTGTTTGATGGTTTCGACCTGGAGCGCGCAGTTAGCGAGCGCGCCCTCAAGCTGGCGAATATCCGCGCTTAAATCGCCGTTAGTGCGCGGGCTGCTTGCCGGTATCGGGCACAGCGCCACTTTCGGACAGCCACTGTAAATAACCGGCGGTGGTGGTGAAGGCGGGACGGGTGTGCAGCCGGATAATGTCATCAGGCAAATCAGACTCATACCACTCACGCAGCGCTTTATTTTCATTGAGTAACCTCGTCACGGTGATGCCACGGTTCTCCGCCAGCGTGTTTGCGGTGGCGAGCTGGTTGCGTAAATCGACCTGCGCCTGTTCATTCCGCTGCCTGAGTTTTGCAGCAACATCGAGCTGATTGCGTAGCATTATGTTCTGGGTTTTCTGCTCACCGGCGACACGGTTTGCCTTTTCAAATGAGCGGGTCAGCGTGTTGTTTTCGCGCTTCATCCACATCAGACCGGCGACGGCCAGCAACAGCAAAATCATCAGTGTTTTCATTCCATCCCCCTGAGACAGTAAGCGCGCTCCCGAGCGCGGCGGTTTTCCAGCCCGCTGCTTTTCTTCCCGTTGACATACACCCAGCGTGGAAGCTGGTTGCACGCCTGCGCCCATTGCTGGCGTTTGATAAACGAAACCAGCGTCGAGCGGCAGGCCGCACCGGTGCCAACGTTAAACGCAAAACTCACCACTGCGTCATACACCTGCTGCGGCATATCGACCGGCACACAGACGGCGAGGCGGCGCTCAACATTGAGCACGTCGCTGACCAAGTTCTGTGCGGCCTGTCGCTCGGTAATATCGCCTTTTGGCGTAACGCCTGCGGTGTGACCGATGCCTGACGTCCAGACACCGGCGCTGCACTGGTACGGCTTCAGGCGACACCCTTCGAGGTCGGCAATCAGTGCCAGCCCGTCGGGTGAGGTTTTCAGTAATGAGAAATCCGGCACCAGCACGGCGAGTGCCAGCACCACGGCCACGCTGCAACGTTTAACGATTGATGCCACGGATCACCCCCTCATCCAGCCCCATCGCGCGCAGATAGCGGAAGGTCTGGCGGCGATACCAGAAATTCACCAGCGCGGTGAAAATCGCGCAGCCCCCGCCGACATACAGCGCCAGCTTTTCCGGCGTTTGCGTACCGAAATACGCCAGCGCCACCGACAGCCAGTAGGTGACAAACGTGGTGATTTTTTCCATTGTCAGTCCCATAAATTCAGGGTCTCCGTAACGGGTGAGGAATCGACATCCGGCAGTTCAACGGCGGTGCCGTGTGGCAGCTCCTCACCGAGTTCTGCAAGACCTGGGTTGGCGAGTAACACCGCTTCGACCACACCCTCGGTGCGCCGGTAATGGCGCGCACACAGTGCGTCGAGGGTGTCGCCCTGGAGCGCAAAAACCTTCATCAGATTTGCCCGATGATGCAGCGGGATTTATCCTGGAGGCGCGACACCGCCCAGCGCATATCCCGCCACATCTCATCAATGGTGCTCTCGATGCTGTCGGCTTTTTTATCCCCTTTAGCGCTCGCATCCACGCCGCGATAGTTCTCATAAAGCTTCGCGGTGGTCATCGCGGTCACGGCTTGCAAGTAGTAAAAACACCGCACACTTTCACCATCAATTGCGTCAGCCGGTACGGCGTCCAGGCTCTCATACCCGAGTGCCATCTGCTCACGGCGGTAGTCACGCAGCTCGGCGTTGGTTTCGGCCATCCCGTCAATAATCGCCACACGCAGCCGAACCGGTGTGATGGTGTGCTCAAGGCGCAGCAGCTCGCGAATGCGCAGCGGCTCAACGTCCGGGAAAAAATCCGTATTTCTAATGGCCGCTTCCGCGACCGGGCGCGGGGGAATAACCACCCCAGCCTGCGGGGTTTCAGGTTTGCTGATAATCACTGTCGTCATGACAACCTCAAAATAGGTGGACGGTGGACGCCGGTATCGATGAGGAATAAATCCAGTCTCAACCGGCGTGCCGTCCGGCGCGGGGCGCATTCTTAACCGGTGGTGTTATCCACTTTGCGGGGGCGACCGCGTTTGCCTGGTGTGGTCGCAGGTTTACCCGCTCGCGGTTTTTTTTGGGGTTTTTTAACCGGTGCGGGTTTGGGTTTCAGCGCGCTTTCGAGGCGCTCAATGTCCTTTTTCACCCCCGCCTGTGCATCGAGCTGCATCGCGCGCCTGAGTTGTGCCAGTGCATCCGCCAGCAGCCCCGCCTCACGCAGGACCAGCCCGGTGATTTTGTGCAGGCGCCCACGCACTTTGTCGGGCATATCGGCGGTACTGGTCAGGGTCTGGGTCGCCAGCAACAGCCCAACGTCGACCGGCTCACCGGCAGCATGAGCGCGCATGACCGCCAGTGCCACATCTTCGGCCAGCACATACGGCGTGGTGCGTTTGTGCTGGGCTGGCATGGTCAACCCGTACTGCATGGCATAGCGGCCAATCTCCAGCGCACCGGCAATATCACCGGCATCGAGCTTCCACAGCATGACGGTCATCACGATGTCATCCTGCGCGCCTTTGCCTTCGGCCAGCACACCGGCGACCCACGGCGCATAGGATGGCAACAGCGCGCGCTTTTTGTCGGCCTTGCGCTCGATGGAATGAATGGTTTTTAAAATGCGCTGGTCGGCGGCCAGTTTGACCAGCATCTGCTCGTAAGCATTTGCATGGCGCAGCGGGTTATCGTCCCGCTGCGCGGTCACAATGGCCGAGACCCGCATCATGTGTCGTGCAGCGGGACTCGTCATGGTTTATGCCTCCTGCGCCGGTTCATCTTTCGGCGGCGCAGGGAACTCACCGAGCTGGATGTTTTCAACTAGGCAACCAGCGGCGTAATCCTCGATCACGTAATCAATGTTCATGGATTCGTAGTTTTCGATACGGTCGAGCTTGCCATTCTCATCAATGATGCGGCGATGGCTGTCATCCATGTAGTAAATCGACAGGTTTTCCAGCGTGGTCACCATCAGTCCATTCGCCGGGAAGAACGGCACGCGTACCGCTGGCAGGTTACCGATGCGTTTCTGGCTGACAATCACGTCCGCCGCCATCGCTTCGGTGTTGGCCTGCTCCTGGTTCACAATCGGGAAATATTTGTCGGCCAGTAACTGACGGCCACAGATGACCACCAAATCCGGGTCTTCCTGATACCACGGCGCAATCATGGTATTGGTGGCATCCATCACCAGCGCATCAAGGTTGGCGTAATCGCCGTGTTTACCCACGCGGATCACATCCGAAACAGTGCCATCTTCAGCGGTATGTTTGTTCATCACGCGCGCAGGCGCTTCGTTGCGGTATTTCTGCAACCAGCCGACCGCCACGTCCTGCAACAGCGGATTTTTGCTGCGGTCAGACGTCGGCGCACGCTTAATGCCGTTGAAACCGGCCATCATTAAATCAAGCGACTGACGTTTGATAATGGCGTTACGAATACGCAGCTGGAAGTCCTGGAAACGCGCCCATAAATCGAGGGTACGAAAACGAATATGGAAATCGAAATTGACCTGATCACATTCGTATTTATTGGACTCCAGCGCGGTGAAATCTTCGGTCTGACGCTCATGACCACTGGCGGTATCGGCGGTGCTGGCAATTGAGCCGGAGACACCGACACCGATTTTTTCACCCTTCATTTCAGCGACCGGCACCATGTTGATGCGGGTCAGAAAGTCAGATGACTCCTGCATGGTATTCATCAGTGTTTGCGTGACGGACGGGTCAACGCTGAATTTTTTGGTCATGTCACCAGCGTCGACGTTGTTGAGCTTCGCCACCTGGGTGAGGTAGGCGTTAAATTTAAAGCGGGTTTGTGGGCGCATTGTTTTTCCTGATTAATGAGTTTGTTCGGGCTTAACAGTTGGTCAGCACTGAGTCGCCATTGCCGCCGCTTGCCGGTTCACGACGGCGCTGCGTAAAGCTCTCGGTGTTGTCGAGTGAGGTTTCCAGCGTGGAGAGTTCGCCTTTCAGGGTGTTGAATGACAGCTCCATCGCATTCAGGCGCTGCTCAGTGGCGTCGTGGTTGGCCTGCACCTGCTCAGTAACTACCGTCACCGCTTCGTGCACATCGTTAAAACGCGCATCGTCATCAGCCTGTTTACGGCTGAAAATGCCTTTCACGGTATCGGTCAGTTTGTTCAGCAGAGTGTCGGGCTGGTCTTCAAATTCCAGCTCGGCCAGTGTGGCAACCGAGAACAAATCCTCCGGACGTTCCTTGCGACCAGAAAGCGGATTGGTTTTGGCACGCGAGCAGAATTCCAGATATTCAGTGCCGAGACTTGCCGGGTCATCAGTGACGGCGAGACCAATCAGATAGCACTTGCCGGAGTTGGAGAAATTCGGGCGAATTTCCATCGAGGTGTAAACCTTCTGGCCTTTGCCGACCATTTCCACCAGGTTCGCCAGCGGGGTGATGCGGGCAAACAGCGCGAGCTTGCCATTCAGTACCGAATCATCATCAATGGTTTCGGCTTTCAGCTCGGTGACATCGCCGTAGCGGCAAAACGGGCTGTCAGGTAACACACTGGTGATATGTTCGAGATTGATGCGTGCGCCGTAAACGCGCGGGTCGAATGAATCGGCCATTTCCTGAATGTCGCTGCCGCTGATCACGCGACCGTCGCAGGTGTCACCTTCGACACCGATGCGGAACCATTTAGAAACTTTCTTTGCCATGTTCAGGAGTCCTGAGTGTGGGGGTGATTGGGTCAGGCTTAGTTTCCTGACTCTGCACCCGACCTGCCATTCATCCCGGATGGCTTACCCCTGACACAACAGCACCTTAGCGCGCATCGCACCCCGCTTCAGTAGCCTTGCCTCTGTCGAATAACGCGAGGCCACCATGACCATCACCACCGATACCTCCATTCTTAAAGATCCACGACGGCAGGCGTCATTGCTCTACTGGCAGGGGTTTTCCGTGCCACAGATTGCCGAAATGCTCGGACAGAAACGCCCGACGGTGCAGAGCTGGAAGCAGCGCGACGGCTGGGACAGCATTGCGCCCATTAGCCGTGTTGAAAACAGTCTCGAAGCGCGGCTTATTCAGCTGATTACCAAGCCGAAAAAAGACGGCGGCGACTTCAAAGAAATTGACCTGTTAGGCCGACAGATTGAGCGGCTGGCACGGGTGAATCGCTATAACCAGACCGGCAGTGAAGCAGATTTAAATCCGAACGTGGCGAACCGCAATAAGGGCGAGCGTAAGAAGCCGAAAAAGAACTATTTCAGCGATGAGGCTATCGAAAAGCTCGAGGAGATTTTCTTTGCCGAATCCTTTGAATATCAGCTCGGCTGGCATCAGGCAGGACTGCAACACCGTATCCGCAATATCCTTAAATCCCGCCAGATTGGGGCAACGTTTTATTTCTCGCGTGAGTCACTGCTGCGCGCCTTGAAAACCGGCCATAACCAGATTTTCCTCTCAGCCAGTAAAACGCAGGCGTATGTGTTCCGCGAGTACATCATCCAGTTTGCGCGCCTGGTTGATGTCGACCTGACCGGCGACCCGATTGTCATCGGCAACAACGGCGCAAAACTGATTTTTCTCGGCACCAATTCCAACACCGCACAGAGCCATAACGGTGACCTGCTGGTCGATGAGATTTTCTGGATCCCCAACTTTCAGAAGCTGCGCAAAGTCGCATCGGGCATGGCTTCGCAACAGCACCTGCGCTCCACCTATTTTTCGACCCCGTCGACGCTGGCGCATGGTGCGTACCCGTTCTGGTCAGGCGAGCTGTTTAACAAAGGCCGGTCGGATAAAAGCGAGTGTGTTGACCTTGATATCAGCCACACGGCGTTAAAAAACGGCATGGCCTGCGCCGATGGTCAGTGGCGGCAGATTGTCACCATCGAGGATGCGCTCGCCGGGGGCTGCGACCTGTTTAACCTCGACACGTTGAAGCGCGAAAACAGCGCCGAGGATTTCCGCAATTTGTTCATGTGTGAATTTGTCGACGACAAAGCGTCGGTGTTTCCGTTCGAGGAGCTGCAACGCTGCATGGTCGACAGCATGGAAGCCTGGGCGGATGACTGGCAGCCGTTCGCCACGCGTCCGTTTGGTTATCGCCCGGTGTGGATTGGTTACGATCCTTCACACACCGGTGACAGTGCCGGATGTGTGGTGCTGGCACCGCCAGTGGTTGCCGGTGGCAAGTTCCGCATTCTGGAGCGCCACCAGTGGAAGGGGATGGACTTCGCGACGCAGGCCGAATCCATCAAAAAGCTGACAGAAAAATACCACGTCGAATATATCGGTATCGATGCGACCGGTATCGGCCAGGGTGTGTACCAGCTCGTGCGCGCGTTCTATCCGGCAGCGCGTGAAATTCGCTACAGCCCCGAGGTGAAAACCGCGATGGTGCTCAAAGCCAAAGACACCATTGCGCGCGGATGCCTGGAGTACGACGTGAGTTACACCGATATCACCGCCTCGTTTATGGCTATCCGTAAAACCATGACCAGCAGCGGGCGCAGTGCCACCTATGACGCCAGCCGCAGTGAAGAAGCCAGCCACGCCGATGTCGCATGGGCAACCATGCACGCGCTGTTAAATGAGCCACTCACCGCCGGTAGTGGCCACGCATCCACCTCAATTCTGGAGTTCAACTGATGGCGAAGAAACGCAAACATCACGCAGCAAAAAATACCATCACACCACCGGCTGCTGCACCGCAAAAAATGGAAGCCTTTACCTTTGGTGAGCCGTCGCCGGTGCTCGATCGCCGTGACATTCTGGATTACACCGAGTGCGTCGGTAACGGGAAATGGTTTGAGCCACCGGTGAGTTTTACCGGTCTTGCCAAAACGCTGCGCGCTGCCGTTCACCACAGCTCGCCGATTTACGTAAAGCGCAATATTCTGGCCTCAACCTTTATCCCGCACCCGCTGTTATCACAGCAGGATTTCAGCCGCTTTGCGCTGGATTTTCTGGTGTTCGGCAATGCGTTTTTAGAAAAGCGCATGAGTGTCACCGGCAAGCTATTACGGCTGGAAACCTCCCCGGCCAAATACACCCGCAAAGGCACCGGCGAGGATGCGTACTGGTTTGTGCAGTCGTTTGTCACCCCGCATGAGTTCGCGCCGGGTTCTGTGTTTCATTTGCTGGAGCCGGACATTAATCAGGAGCTGTACGGCCTGCCGGAATATCTCAGCGCGCTTAACTCCGCCTGGCTGAACGAATCGGCAACCTTGTTCCGCCGTAAGTATTACCAGAACGGTGCGCACGCGGGTTACATCATGTATGTGACGGACGCCGCACAGAGCAGCGCCGACGTGGAAGCCCTGCGCGAAGCGATGCGCAGTTCAAAGGGACTGGGGAACTTCAAGAACCTGTTTTTCTATGCACCTAACGGCAAACCGGACGGGATTAAAATCGTGCCGCTCAGCGAAGTGGCGACCAAAGACGATTTCTTTAACATCAAGAAAGCCAGTGCCGAGGACTTAATGAGCGCACACCGCGTACCGCCACAGATGATGGGTGTCATCCCCAACAATACCGGTGGTTTCGGTGACGTGGTGAAGGCCGCACAGGTGTTTGTGCGTAATGAGCTGACACCATTGCAGGAGCGCATCAAGGAGGTGAATGAATGGATTGGTGCTGAGGTGATCCGCTTTAAACCTTACGAGCTGACCCCCGCCGAATAACTTCCGATTGCAGCCGCTGATATAGCGGCTTTTTTACACCCTCGCCTCACGCCCTCAGACGCGCTACACGGTGCGTACACCGCCAACCACACCCAAGCGAAACGGCACACCCAAAAACGCCATCACGATGTGCTCAGGCGCAAATTAAATAAAATAAATACCACGCCAGCGCGCAATGCTATCCCCGCCACGCCTGCCCGCTTCATGAGTCGGTTTTAATGCAGTTGCATGACCACTCGAGATCCACGCCAGCTCTGGCGGCGCGCGGCCAGAACAGGCAAACATGACGCATGCAAAACCATGCATCTGATGCATGCACAGCTAAAAAACGGGGAAATCGAAGAAAGTTGGTATAAAAAACGGGGTCTATTCGCAAACAAATTTAAAAGTCAGCTCTGAGCGAACAGCGGCCGTACCGAGCCAATAAAAAAATTACGCCCAAAATAAAGTGTACTTAAATTAGCGTACGCCTATCGTTAGAAGGTAAAAAAATTCGATATCACCAGTCAGGAGGTAAATTTGCGACGAACTGCTGACCGATATATGGGCGCAAATGCTCACTGTTGGTGGTTAATTGGCGTGAACCGATACTGACCCAGGGGGGATCCACCTCGGAGATGTTCTCCTCTCCTGCATCAGTGCTGAACTACGAAGCGCCGGAAAAATCTGTGCCGATGAAGGGCTAAAATCAAAACGGGCCATAATACCCCGCTTTGATGGTTTTTGAATAAATCAGGTCAGGAGTGAATAATTTTCACTAACCTAAAAAATCCTCACGTTGCGGGGTAAAGGTATCCAGTAGCGTACCCGCTTCTAAACACACACATCCGTGCATAACGTCAGGTTTCTTATACAGCGTATCGCCTGCTACGACTTCGCGGGTTTCACCTTCAATAGTAAAACTGAATCGACCAGATAAAATATAGGTTAATTGCTCATGCGGATGGCTATGCATTGGACCAATTGCATCTTTTTCAAAATTGACTTCAACCGCCATCATTGTGCCGCCATGGGCAAGAATTCGACGTGTAATACCATTACCTAAATTTTGTAAAACAGTGTCTTTAATAAATTTGAACATGGAAATCCTCGTCAAGCCCTGGTCATTAGTCAAATAAATTCTGCGGCAATTTTGCCAGATACAGAGCAGGTTCTCCCTCGTAGTCTGAGGTGAAAAGCACATGTTGATTATCTGGTGTAAATGAAGGATGCGGATGAGTAACCTGGCGGTCACCATTCAATACACGCCATGTGCTATTATGCGCAGCTAATCGTGCCTGGCGTTTCTGCTTCACATCAAAAATATACAACCACGGATCATTTTCGATGGTGTAGCCTTTCGCATCCTGGACATCAACCGGCGTGCCCGACCCGTCACCAACTAATAAATCACCATCATAGTTACTCATTAAATGTGAACACGATGGCATGGCCATTATCACTTCGTTAATGCCACTCTCTGGGTCGAAACGGAAGATATTGCGTTCCTGCTGCCCTTTCATATAAGACACATACATCAAGGCCGAGCCGTCTGGCACCCAAAACTCATGGGTACAGCTCTCACCTTCGGCATGCGTTTTCACTTTACGTACATCCGTGCCATCTTCATTCACTAACCACATGCGGGCATCAACGAGATCATGCGGTCCTTCATGGCAGAACGCCACACAATGGTCGTTGAATGGGCGATAAATCGGATGCCCAAGCCAGACATTGTTCTGGTGTATTGTGCGTGATTTACCTGTAAGCAAATCAATTCGTAACAAGCGGCAGCGTGGTTTTTTGGTAAAGAATGTATGGAAAATGTTCCAGTCCGTCAGCGGCGTCCAGTCTGCACGGTCAATTTCAATGCCTACCAGGCTGGTACACTCACTGTTTGCCACCCAGGTACCGTAACCAACCCAATTTTCAGGAACCTGATATACCGTCGTTTCAATGAAGTCGGTCAAACTCACGCGGCGAAGTTCGCGTTCATTTTTAACATAGTAAAAGAAGCCGTCATCTGGAGATAAGAACCCTCCAAAAGTGTTGTCGCCTGCACCTTCGGTGAGTTGAACGGCTTGCTGTGTCTTCAAGTCCAGCAAGTAATAGTTGCGATGATCGCCAAACTCACCAGCGAAGAGAAGCTTGCAGCCATCGCGAGTGAAGCACTTCTGGTAAAAATAGTTGCGGTGACACAACACATCTACAGGCGTGAGGCGTACCAGCTCGGCACCAGTATCAGCGTCTTGGAATGTGTGAAAATCAAGCTGGATGATTGAACCTTTAGCCATACGGCCCTCCTTAATGTGAATTTAATCTTTTCGTTTAAATAATCAGCTTAGTGATAATAAAATATTATTTCAATTTTTTAAAAATACAGCAATACACAAATACTGACCAGACTTATAAGTAAATTAATGAGGCGCAAAATGCACAGGTAAAACAAATATAAGTTGCATTATTATTGCTATATTGCATTTAAAATGTAATTGGAATATATCAAACACAATGAAATCCAAAAATAAACAAAATATCAATTTACATTAATTAATATCGTTAAATTAAGAACATCAAATATAAAGTAACAATTTATTGTTTTTTTGAGTCGCATCACATATCACACCTTTAATATAAAGTATAAAAAGCAAATTCAAAATTTATGAAATATTGGTTCAATATATTTAGAGGATTTAAATGCTAACAACAAATTCGCAACCGCCTGGCACAGGACGGAAGGTCACGCTTGGCCACCAACTCGCCTATGGCGGGGGAAATTTACTGGGCAGTGGTGCACTTGCAATTGCAGGCGCATGGTTACTGTATTTTTACACCACATTTTGTGGTCTGACACTGATTGAAGCCTCGCTGATTTTCTCAGTAGCGAGTGTGATTGACGCCATCAGCAACCCCATAATGGGATATCTGACCGACAATTTCGGCAATACATGGTTAGGTAAGCGTTTTGGCCGCCGACGTTTCTTTGTGCTGATTGGGGCACCGCTGATGGTGTTCTACCCGCTATTATGGGTCGAAGGATTCGGTTTCTGGTATTACCTCACTACATACGTTATTTTTGAGCTGATCTACACCTCGGTGATGGTGCCATATGAAACACTGGCCACTGAAATGACCGATGACTTTGCGATGCGCTCTAAGCTCACCGGTTACAAAGCCATCTTTGGTAAAATGGCGAATTTTTTGGCGGCATTTATCCCTGGTCAGTTCATTCTCATTTATGGTAAAGAGTCAGCGCAGCCTTTCCTTTATACCGGTATCACCTATGGTGTGATCCTGTTCATCGCGATCGCCATGTTGTATCTGTTCTCATGGGAGAACAAAGACAGCGGGCATGTTGTCGCTCAGCAAAAACGCTCGTTGTGGCAAACTCTTACCTCGCTTGCACGTGATATGCAGTCCACGTTCTATTTACGCGTTTTCCGTAAGCACCTAGGTATGTACCTGTTTGGTTTTGGTGCGGAATGGTTGTTCGCTTCCGTATTCACCTATTATGTGATTTTTGTTCTGCAATACGATCCAGCGATTCTTGCAGGCTTAAACAGCTTAAACGCCATTCTACAGTTAATCTCCACCGCCATCTTTATCGCAATTTGTGTGAAGCGCGGCTTTAGCAAGCCTTATACCTGGGCACTCAGCATCGTTATTTTCGCCGTGTGTTGCTATTCCTTGTTGCACTTCTTTAACTTGCCAGCACACATTGCCACCATTGCAATCATCGGTATTACCGTGATCTTTGGATTAGGTACTGGTGGTGTGTATTACATCCCATGGACTGTTTACACCTTCCTGGCCGATGTGGACGAAGTCTTCACCGGGCGCCGCCGCGAAGGGATTTATGCCGGGGCAATGACGTTCTCGGGCAAAATTACACGCTCGATTATCGTCTTTTCGATGGGGGCTATTCTGAGTTATTACGGTTTCCAGTCCAAGTCACATACTCAGCCTGAAAGTGCTATCAATGCCATATCCTGGGTATTCTTTGGCGGTGTTGTTGTACTGGCTCTGGTCGCTATTATCTTCAGCCGCCAGATGACGCTTAACCGCAAAACACATAAGGTTGTGTTAGAAGAAGTCGCGCGCATCAAAGCCGGCGGCGCCATCAAAGATATCAAACCGGACGTGCGTGAAATTATTGAAACGCTGGTTGGATATCCTTACGAGCAATGCTGGGGGAACAGCGATATTTGCAAAAAAATGCTCCCTTCCGCTGAACTGGCCTCTGCTATTAATCCCGCTTAATCTGAATAAACGCCCGTATTTACCTGCCACTAAGTCACCGTCCCGCTCTATGAGTGGGACTTTTTTTGCTCCCAGCCTAATGGGAACAAATGCGACAGTAACATCTCCTTTAGCTTCGGTCCCTTATGTATTAAGCCTGGTTCGCCCTTTCTATATAGGAGGTTCGGGAGCAGTGGAGGGGTTGAGGGACAACCGTACGAAAACGTACGGTAAGCGAAAAATGAACGTCTGAAAAATCGATTAGTAGACAACGCTGTCCGTTAAATACCATTTTCGATTAAAAAGACACCATTTTAAGGGCATTTTTCTATGTCCATTATGTTTTGATATATCAGGCAGTTACTTCACAAACGTACGTTTTCGTTCCATTGGACCTCAAACCCCTTTAACAGCTTTACTTAAACTAAGTTGGTTAACTTATTAACCGAATTAATAGTGATATTGCAGTTGTTTTCTAGCGTTGCATCGACCAATTGAACTCACAGCAAAAAGCTGCCTGTCAGATTAGGTTAAGCTCGTAGGCTGTAACAGAGTCAGACAAAATCTGAGCTAATACATATTACGGTACCCATGATTTTCCTATGTATGTAATCCCCATACAAACAATCCCATGCTATCAAACATGGGATCAAGGTTTGTACCATTTTCAGTAACTAACGCCAGCTCTCATCTTCCCAAACTTCCTGAAGTATATTATCCAGCGCCTCACGGTCAGAATCCTTATCAAACCCCACCAACTCTATGCCTGTCGTCGAACCTTTTTTGACTACGACATGCGTTGATGGGAAAACAGACTGTATTCGCCTGGTCAACTCGCCTTGGAAAGCATCTACAATCTGCTGGCCAATTTGTTGGTCTTTATCCAACGTGATGTTTACTCTTACCTCCCCCACTCGTTTTAATTTTTCTTCAAAGGGCGTCGGAGCAAAAACCACTGAAAAAGAGTCACTTTTTAATAAGTTCCCCCTCGCAATTTCAGCAATTAAATTCAAGGCAATTTCACGGTCTCTTTCCTGACAAGCGCCTTCAGCCGTTAGACGCGCAATCATTTCGACCCGCTCAATCATAACGTGCTCATTCAACTCTCTATCCACACATCCTCCATTACGAGACACTGTATATAAACACAGTAGCATAAATTAACTGAATGTGCGAAATGAAATCATCAAGAAAGACATTGTATGTGCATGATAAAGATGAATATTAATGGCATTTTTTCATAACTGACTCTGCTAAATCCGTTACACGACTTACGATTTCCTGAGCTTTTGCATAATATTTCCTGGCCTTTGCATGTTGGGATGGAGCAGCGGAAAAGATTTCTCCAGTGGCCGAACCTTTCAGCCATTTACCATCAAAGCTACTGCGACCACCGGCAATCAGGTGCAACGCTTCGCCCCGGCTAATGGTAACGCCAGTGGTCAAATGTATCTCGCTGACCGTTTTTTCTATCACACCGTTCTGCTCATCCAGTCCGTGAATAAATTTTCTTCCGGTAGGCAATTTGGGCTTTCTTATTCGGTTCGTCAACTCTCGTTTTTCACGCCGACTAAGTGGATTTAATAAATCCAACTCCGGTAGGTCGCTTTCGCTTCCCGTACAGTTATTGACAGAACTCCGAGAGGGCGAAGGATCGCCCTTAAGGTCAACGTCAAAATCAAGGGCGAGTTTCGGGACAATCTTCCACTGGATGAGGCGGGTTAAAATCGGGGTGTCACTGCCGACGGTGGTATCAAACACACCTTTAATACGCGTGCATTCCTCACCGTATTCATTGAGGGTTTCGGCTGGTTCATACCAGGTGCGCACCTGTAACTCATCACGCCGAACAAACGGGCCACCCTGTGCATTGACGTATTCCGCCCACTGACCCGCATCAGCCGCATCATGTACCGCAGCAAACTCAATACTGAGCGCGTGAGCGGTCTCGCTGTCAGCCATTTTTCGCAGCTCACGATAAACCGTCACCGGCGCACCGCCCACAAACTGAAACTGACGGATACGCCAGCGAGCCGCCCAGGCAGCAACAGCCGGAGCCGTTTCTTTTAACAGTTCACCGCTTTCGTCATCACGTTCACCATCCAGCGCAAAACCATCAATGTTTTTACTGATGTATTTCGCCACGTAGCCAGTGGCGCTGCCTTTTTCGGGGTCGATAGCTTCGGCATGAAAGCGAGCTTTACGGGCTTTATCACTCACCAGCTCTGCGGCATCTTCCTGATGCGCATATTTCAGCATCACGGCGCGCACGCGAGAAACATCCTCGGGGCGCATGAATATCAGCATGTGCCAGTGAGGTGTGCCATCATGATGCGGCTCTGCAACCCGGATACCAAAAATACGCAATTCATCACGGTGAAGTTTGGCGCGAATACGCGACCAGACGGAGGTTAAGTAGTTTTGCGTATCTGAGGGGCTGGCACCGTTCCACTTGCTGTTGCGGTAGCCTGCTTTCGTTGTGGCATGGTATTTCGACGGTGCGGTGAGGGTGTAGAACTCACCCACATAACCCAGCTCGTTTGAGATCTTTTCAAAGCCGCTGATGCGCGTCATTAATTCACCGCGACGGATGGCTGGATTTGCCACGCTGCCATCGTATTTATCAATCAGGCTGATGCGGTTTCCTTCCTCGTCTTCCAGATCCATTCCCTTGAGAAATTCACGGGTGCGCCGTCTTTGTTCACGCCATTCAGCAACGCATGATTTGCTGGCGTATGGAGTGCGCTTTTTGCTGACATTGCCCAGGGCGATTTGCAGATGTTCACGCCATTCAGAAGCGACACGGCGTAAACGCCCACGCCACCATTTTTCATTGACCATGCGGAGTACGGCAGGGCCAATATCATCAAGCGAAACTAATTTAGTGGTGACGCGCTCCCACAAAGGAGGCTGAAATCTGAAATGACGGGCTATCTGTGCCGCACGCATATAAATCGCATGCAGCACTTTAAGACTGCTGACATCCCCCCGATAGTCCCTATCTCACCGTTAATATAATTGGCAATATCAGCGGCCAGCAGCTCAATGTCGGCTTTGGACATATCCTGCAGGCGGTTATATCGGGCGGTCAGGTTCACCAGTTTTGAGGCAAGAAAACGGATGTCCGGCGCATCAAAACAACCGCCAAACAACTGATGTGAAAGATGGCTGTCGATACCGGTGATTTGATAAATACCGGCGACCAGCTCAAGCCGTGGCAATGCTCGCCTGACAAATGTCACGAGGTGAGCATTGGCTCGTTGAGCACCGAAGTTACGCTCTAAATAATCAACCCGGCGATTAATATCGTAGCGCACACATTCTGGCTGTTTAGCCAGTGCATCACGCACACGCAGCAACGCCGCAATCTCTCGATCACGGCGATGCTGTTCTTTGTAGGTCAGATAGGGGCTGGCAATCGCCTGCCGTGCCGCGTTCCACTGCCAGGCGAAGTTAATGCGGTTCATATCGCATTCTTGTAGTGCTGGTTTTTCAGCTCTGCGATTTCCTGACAGGTAATGCAGTGCGTGACACCGGGCACCACAACGCGACGTGCTTCGGGAATAGCAGCGTCACATTCTTCGCAAAAGAACGCGCTGGCGGCACGCTGAGGCAGTGAACGAGCCTGTTTAATATTGCGCGCCAGTTCCTCATCCACGCGCTGTTGTACTAAATCCATTGCATCGGCCATCAGTGCAGCTCCTGAGATTCGTTTTCATAGCGAAGTGCTTCGCGGCGCAGCAGATCTGCGGCTTCTTTCCCGTCCATACCCTCGCGGGTGATATGAATAGCCAATGCCTCAAGGCGCAATGAGACAGCCAGTGCACGGTCTTTCCGTTCTTCGTTTTTTGCTTTGTTCAGCAGAGAAACCAAAGCAGTGTTCTCAGTTTCAAAATTGCGGTTTTCGATGTTTCGCATATCTCTGTTTCCTGATTTTGGGCAAAAGAATGCCCGGCGGGTTTACGCCTAATTTTAGGGATGGGTTAATTAGCTAAATAACAGTCGTGCTTTGAAAATCTCGCTGGGAGTAAAGTCCCCCAACGGGTAATTTCATTCATTGAACGGATAATCAGTAAGCGGCGTGCCTGCTCGAAATATTCAAAGGGCTTGCCGACTTCATCAGGCTTGAATGATGACGGCTCCAGACGATTAGCCAGGGTCAGAACGACGAATTTAAAATTGTTGTCGAGCTTATTAAAATTGCGCAGCGCCGTGTTGTTGGTCGCTTTTAATTGCTGACGGAAACGCGCGAGACATTCGTCACCGGTCATTTTTAACGGGGCATCAATCCGCGCATGTATCAGGTACACATTGTTAAACGCCGTTTGTGGTGCCTTTACGGGTTCAGCCAGAGCAGCACTTTTCATTGAGTCCTCCAGCGCTTAATCAGCCTGGTAACGAGTGAAGGTTTGCGAGTACGCAGCCCATTTAACAATGCAGACTGGTCGCGGCTCGGGTGCCAGCGATGGTTGTTATCACCCATGATCCAACCGTGGCCGTAGCTCATCGACGGGCTTTGGCGTTTCAGTAATGAAGCAAATGACGGTTCCATATGCTTCACCTCAAATTAATCCAAATGACGCACCGATACCGCTCATGGTATCGACCACGCTCGACATTGCGGGGTTGGCCTGGAGTCGTGCCTGTAATGCCAACGCAGAGAGTGACAACATGCGAATACCAGTATTAACACTCTCAATCATGTTGTGCTTACGTGCAGAGGTCAGGCGCTCATCTGATACCACACCGCTTGCCAGCTCACCAAGTTCACTCATTGCACGCATGACATAAGTCTGTAATTTGTCTTTAGCCAACTCATTAACCGGCACACATGGCAGACAATGAATCTGAGCCAAGAAGCCATCGACCAAGGTCGAATCTTCGGTAAGGTCTGTCAGCGTCCAAATCTCGCGCGGTGTTAATTGGTGCGGTTGTTCAGGGTTTAATTTGTTGTAAAGCGTATGAGGCTTGATGCCTGCCTTGTCAGCCAGTTCTTTAACGTTGTGCGCGGCTGCAAATTTTCTGCATGCATCGTCGAAGTGTGCATGTGAGGAAATGCGGAAATCTAACATGTTCAATCCTTATTATTCACATAAAGTGAATTAAGCACCGATAACGAGTTGAAAACGTGAATGTCCTAATGCCTTACGTAACTGTTCTTCTTTCCATCGCGCATAATAAATGCGTACCGGGCCGCCCGCTTTCTTGCAGCCTTTACGGATTTTACGTGGTTCGATCGGTACGCAAGGATTATCACCTGTCGTCCAACGATAAGCAGTACGTTCAGAGACGCCCTCCAGCTCTGCAAACTGTTGCAGAGATACCAAAGGGGCTGGAATTTTGAAGATTGCGATTTCGGAAGCCATGTTGCATCATTCCCTATTTGCCAATATTTGCCATATGGTTGCCAACGTTTGCCACTGATTGCCACCATTAACAGCGATACTAATGCTAATTTTAGTATTGCGCAACATAAGGATGCTAATTTTAATGTTCAATGCCAATTTTAATAACGAGGCATTACTAAATAGGATATGCGAGGTTTATGGGTTTACTCAGAAAATCCAATTAGCTAATCACTTCAAAATCGCTGCCAGCTCCTTACAGAACCGCTACACGCGCGGCAATATGTCTTATGACTTTGCGGTTCATTGCGCTCTTGAAACAGGGGCAGACCTAAGATGGCTAATGACTGGAGAGGGTGATAAAAACCTTTCATCTGTAGAGCCTAATCCATCAAAGGAATTACCTTTTTTCACTTTAAGTGAAGGTAACCTTAACAACTTAGGCGTTTTGAGTATCGACAATCAGCTTTTTAGTAAGCAACTCAAGAATGCAATCTGCATTAAAAGCGAGAGCAGCAGCTACATCACCGAGAAAGATGCCCCTTTAGCTGATGGTTTATGGGTTGTTGACGTCGAAGGGGCAATTAGTCTCCGTGAGCTGACGGTGCTACCTGGTAAAAGGTTGCATGTTGCTGGCGGTAAAGTGCCTTTTGAGTGCGGCATTGAAGAGATAAAAATGGTTGGCCGTGTTGTGGGTGTATACAGCGAGGTTAATTGATGACTGTCCGTAAAAATCCGGCTGGCGGTTGGATATGTGAACTCTACCCGAACGGGGCAAAAGGCAAGCGAATCAGAAAGAAATTCGCCACTAAAGGCGAGGCACTGGCCTTTGAACAGCACACCGTCCAAAATCCGTGGCAGGAAGAAAAAGAAGACAGGCGCACGTTAAAAGACTTGATTGATGCGTGGTATAGCGCACATGGCATCACCCTCAAGGACGGCCTAAAACGTCAGTTAGCAATGCACCATGCATTTGATTGCATGGGTGAGCCGCTCGCACGTGATTTCGATGCCCAAATATTCTCCCGCTATAGAGAGAAGCGCCTGAAAGGTGATTACGCCCGCTCGAACAGGGTAAAGGAGGTATCACCTCGCACGCTTAATCTTGAGCTGGCCTACTTTCGTGCCGTGTTCAATGAACTGAATCGTCTCGGGGAATGGAAAGGGGAAAACCCACTTAAAAATATGCGCCCATTCCGCACGGAAGAGATGGAAATGGCCTGGCTAACTCAAGAGCAGATTTTGTCACTGCTCGGAGAATGTAAACGACATGACCACCCAGATTTAGAAATTGTGGTCAAAATTTGCCTCGCCACTGGCGCGCGGTGGTCTGAAGCAGAGGGCTTGAAAAAAAGCCAACTCGCAAAATACAAAATCACTTACACCAATACAAAGGGTAGAAAAAATCGCACCGTTCCTATCAGCAATGAGCTTTATGACACGCTCCCTAATGATAAAAAAGGCAGGTTATTTAGTGATTGTTACGGCGCGTTTCGATCGGCACTGGAAAGAACAAGTATCGAATTACCTGCAGGGCAACTTACTCACGTTTTGCGGCACACCTTCGCCAGCCATTTTATGATGAATGGTGGTAACATTTTGGTCTTACAAAGAGTACTCGGCCATACCGACATTAAAATGACTATGCGTTATTCACACTTTGCCCCAGATCATTTAGAAGATGCTGTTAAACTAAATCCTTTATCGCAGATTAATGTTAATTAAATAGAAAAGGAGGGTTTATGTCAGTTCGATTAGCACCCGATGGTACTTTTGTATACGGACAACCAAGACTTGCTCCCGATGGTACCTATGTAGGGGGAGGCGTTCCTCGCTTAGCACCCGACGGGACTTATGTTGGTGGAATTCCTCGTTTAGCCCCTAATGGAAAATACGTTGCTGGTAAACCTACGCTTGCCCCTGATGGTACTTATGTTGGTGGTAAATTTTACTTAACGCCAAAAGGAACCTATGTTGGCGATGGGTCTGTTTAA